CAAAGAAGTGGAAGGTTATGTCCCTACCACTTCCATTGCCAGAAAACCTGGTGGCGGTGGCTCCATGTATGAGGATGTGAACCTCCTTACCGGGAGAAGGATCAATACTTTTCTGGCTGACGGTGAAAGCACCGATTTTTTTCTCGATGCACAGAATATCGATACCGACTTCCCTCTTCTTGTAAAGGTAAATGACAAAGCGGTTGACAATTTCACCGTTGACCATACCGCTGGCAAAATCACCTTTGCGGAGGCTCCTGTGGCTCCTTTGACGGACGGTCAGGATAATGTCTCTGTGGAATTCAAGAAGATGGTAAGCGGATATCCTGACAGGATCAGGAACTGCACATTGCTCCAGGTTTTTGATAACCGTGTGTTCTTCAGCGGTAACAAGGACTATCCCAATATGATCTGGCATTGCAGTCTGAACGATCCAAGCTATTGCAGTGACCTGGATTACTACAATGAAGGTCTGGATACAGCTGCGGTGAAGGGATTGGTGGCTGGCAACAATGTGCTGTGGGTGTTCCGGGAACCGTCTCAGGCCAATACCACGGTGTTTTACCACACACCGACCATTGATAGCGACTATGGCAAAATCTATCCGAGTACACACTCCAGTATCTCTACAGGCTGTGTCGGCAGTGCCATCAACTTCAACGATGACATTGTGTTCTTCTCTGACAGAGGCATGGAAGGCATCAGCGGTGACATCACTACAGAACAGGCCATTGCCCACAGAAGTTCTCTTGTGGACAGAAAAATGACTGCGGAATCCAATTACAAGGACATGGTCTTGGCTGAGTGGGAAGGCTACCTCATTGTCTTCATTGATGATAAGGCATACCTGGCTGACAGCCGTGCCTCTTTCAAAAATGAGAACCATTACGAATATGAGTTCTTCTATTGGGACTTGGGTATGAAGGTCATCAGCGCAAAGGTGGATAAGGGTATTCTCTACATCGGCACTGAGGATGGTGTGTACACCCTGACCGATAAGGAAGCGGATGTGGAAAGCTATTGGGTGACTCCGAAGGATAAGTTCAAGTATCCGCACAAGCAGAAGACCACCAACAAAAGAGGCTGTGTCTCTGAGGCCACTGGTGATATCGCTGTCTATGCAAAGATCGAGGATACGGACTTTGAACTTATCGGTGAATACAAGGATGTCGAAGATTACTTCGTCAGTCGGATCAAGCGGAAGAAGTTCAAAGACCTTCAGCTTAAGTTCCATTCCAAGACCAGATTCAGTCTGGAGACCGTCACCATGGAAGTGTTCCTTGGCGGTTATATCAAGCGGTAAGGAGGGAGATAAATGGAAGTCAATTACGAAGATGAAAGATTTGCTCAAGTAGAAGCAGAAAAAGAAACTGCTCTCAAGGAAGTTGAGAACACCTACGGTGGCATGATCGAGGAGTCTGACAATTACTATAAGGCACAAATCGATGCCTCCAAGGAAATGGCAGACAAGCAGACTCAGCTTCAGCAGGAACAGACCGACTTTGCTATTGAGAAAATCGAACAGCAGAAGGAACAGGCCCAGAAGGATTATACCAAGGAGCAGTCCGGTGCTTATGTGGATTGGAAGAAGCAGAGTGACCAGCACGGTGTAAGAGCGGAGCAGATCGCTGACAGGGGTATGCAGAATACTGGCTACAGTGAGAGTTCTCAGGTCAGTATGTACAACACCTATCAGAACCGGGTTGCAACTGCCAGACAGTCTTTTGATAATGCGACTCTGAATTACAACAATGCAATCAGAGAGGCCAAGCTTCAGAACAATTCTGTAATGGCAGAAATCGCACTAAACGCATATAAGGAACAGCTTACACTTTCCCTCCAGGGATTCCAGTACAAGAATCAGCTGCTCCTTGACCTGGCAAATCAGAAGACCCAGACCCAGAACATTTACTATCAGCATTATCAGGATGTCCTCAACCAGATCAACACTGAGAATGCTCTTGCCGAGCAGATCCGGCAGTTTAACATCACTCACGGCCTTAACCCTGACGGAACTCCCAAGTCCAGTGGTGGCGGTGGAGGATACCGTTATAGTTCCGATGATGTGCGTATCGAAAAAGATGGTGAAGGCAGCGAAGAAACCGCAGATGGTCTGAAAACAAAGAACGAGTTCGGTGTCTTGGTTCCCACCTACAATCCAAAAACAGGGGAGACAACCTTTGAGCGTTCGGATAGATATTTCACCACTGACCCTGATGCAATACTTACTTACAATCCTCACACGGGGGCGATCCGAGACATTCCGGAGGATTTCCCGTACAAATACAAGACCACCTAGAAAACCCCTTAATCATAAGAAAGAAGGTGTTGCCTGATGTCGAATGTAGACAAATTTAGGGCAAAAAAGGGTTCTGTCGCAAATGTCCCTACAGCTTCCAATTCCGGAAGCGTAGGGACACCACTTGACAGAAAGATTGGAAAGTTTACGCAGAGTGGCATGCCTGGAAGCTTTCCTATGATGTCGCAGGGTGACATTTTGGCCAGTTTTTCGCCACAGGATGACGATATCGCTCCTGTATATACGGCAGCTAATGCCACAACCGGAAGCGGAAAAGGATTAGACGGGATTAACTGGAAAGGTGTCTGGAACTGGCTTGTAGGCATCAGAGGTTACAAGCCTGAACACGCAGATAATGTCAACGAAGGCGAAAGCGGAGGAAATCAGGGCCAAGGGTGGTTCCAAAAGGGTGATTTCGCAGATGGCTTCGACTGGTCGGATATCCCCACAGCCATTCTTGGCACTGGAGTTGATGCATTTGAAGGTATAGGTACCGGCATCTTTGGAATGGGTGAGACGATAGTTGACACTGGTGCTTGGCTTGCACCGGGCCAGCTAACAGAACTAAATGCGTACATTGACTGGACTGACCCCAATCAAGTAGCTATGCTTGAAGACTTAAAGGCTCAGTCTCAAAAGCAGAGTGAAGACTTCATAAAGAATGACTTGTACGATGAGGCATCGATTGCCAAGAAAATCATCGTGGATCCCTTTGAAGCTTACACTAATATCGATGTAGAGGGAAGTTCTGTCATTGCAGAAAAAGCGGACTCTCTCGCAGAATCTGCTGGTCAGATGGTCGGACAAGCTGCGCTTCAGTCAATTGGTGTCCCCTGGTTCATCACATCTGCGGTTACTTCTTTCGGTAGCGAGGCAGAGTCTGCCCTGAACGAAGGTGCTACCTTTGAAGAAGCTGGTGTCAGTGCTGGTGTTACCGCAGCTGCCGAAGTCCTGGGCGAATTGCTTTCTGGCGGTATCTCGTTCGGTGGCAAAACACTCGATGACGGTGTCTCCGTTCTGCTCGCAAGAGGCATTAGCAACGATCTATGGCGAAGCCTAGCGAAACTGGGAATTGATGTCGCAGGTGAGGCAGGAGAAGAAGTTTTCTCCGAAGTCGTAAGCAGAATCGGCAAAAAGCTTACCTATGAGGACGATAAGACTCTTAAAGATATTCTTTTCTCCAGGGAAGCATGGGAAGCTTATAAAGATGCTGCTATTGGTGGCGGTCTACTTGGCGGTATCTCCAGTGGCTACAAGACCGTTGATTCGGCAAGCAGAGGTTATGACTATGCATCTGATATGTCTAAGACTGAAAAGGCTGTTGTAGATGCTGTGTACAAGGCTCGTCTTGCTGATGAAAAAGGCAAGTTGAACAATCACGAAAAGAACAATCTCTATGCCCAGGTCATCGAGGACATGGAAAAGGGCATCATCACCACTGACGAAATTGAGAGTGTTCTTGGCGGTGACAGCTATAAGAATTACAGGGCCACGGTAGAGAGTGAGAATGCTCTCATCAATGAGCATAAAACCCTTGGCAATAAGAAGGGTGCGACTCCAGCGGAAAATCAGCGGTACAATGAACTGAGCCAAAAAATCAAGGCCATTGATCCTGGAAAGCGAATTCAGCTTGCCAACCAGGTTCACAAAGAAACCTTCGAATTGGTCAAAGACACCCGTCTGGCTGAAAGCTATCACGAAAAAGGCAGACGAAGTCAGGCTTTCCAAGCGGATGTATCTCAGTATACCGAGAAACAACGAGGAACCATCCAGAAAGCCATTGACAGCGGTATTTTGAACAATACCAGAAGAACCCATGACTTTGTGGACTTTATCGCCAGGGTGTCCGCAGAGAAGGGAATTGACTTCGACTTCACTAACAACGAGAAACTCAAGGCCAGTGGCTTCGCTGTTGATGGCAAGTTTGTAAACGGCTATGTGCAAAACGGTGTTGTTACCATCAACACGCAGTCCAGCAAGTCTTCGAATACCATTGTGGGCCATGAAATCACGCATGTCCTGGAAGGGACGGAGTTGTACGATGCGCTCCGGAATGCCGTCTATGCCTATGCAGAAGGCAAGGGTGTCAACCTTACTGCAAGGAAAAAGGCAATCGTAAAAGCCTACGGTGGTACTAAGGGGGCCGACATTAATTCGGAACTAACTGCTGAATTGGTGGGCGAGTATCTCTTCTCGGACAGAGATTTTATCAACCGACTGTCTGCGGAGAACAGAACCCTATTTGATAAGGTCTTCGATGAAATCAAGTATCTGTTCAGAGTCGCTACTGCCGGAAGTAAGGAAAAGAGACAGCTTGAGAAGGTCATGAAGGTCTTTGAGGATGCTTACCGGGAAGGCGGTAAGGCCAAGGACACTCCCATGAAGCAGGAAGTTCAGCACTCCTTGAGCAATGACTCTGCCTATATGGGCAATGCCATCAACATGAACGAATCCCTTGGCATCGTGGAAGACAGTGTCTTGCTGGAAGCAAAAGCTGTTCGTGAACGAGTGGCTGAGCGGATGAATGAAATCAAGGACAAGGGCCTTGTGGGTCTGCCTGATGATATTGAGGGCAATACCTACATTGCAAACTCTTCCTATGATGGCACTGAGGAGAACACTACAATCTGTCCCAGATCCCTGGCTTCTGAAGCATTCACGGATGCGGTTTCTGAATACCTCGGCAGACCGCTGACTGTGGAGGAGCAGATTTACATCTCCCAGGATCTCCAGGGCAGAACACTGACTCCTGAGTGTATCTACTGTTATGTGGCTACTGACAGAAAAGCCTATCGTGCATTCCTTGGCGAATACATCAATCAAAGAGATGCTGTCCTTGAAAAGCTGAAAGCGAATCCGAATGCAGATGTCTCCAAGAACGGAGAACTGTATAAGGAATTCCTCAACGGCAGAAAAGACACCAAGCCCATGTACAGTCGCTTCAAGATGTGGGTCGATGCCTATAAGAACGGTACTCCGATGGTACAGGCATCTCACCTGGCCAACATCAATAAGCTGATGGGTGACATCAACTCTGAATTTGGTGCAGAACTGAAGGCTCAGATCACGGATGCCATGAAGTATGCGCAGAGTGCTTCCTGGGCGAAGAAAAGAGTCGGCTATGTGGCCTACAACGGGCACATCCTGAAGTGGAAGCAAGGTCGCATCGATAAGCTGAACAGCCACTACGGTCTGAGAATGTACTCCTTCTCCGACTTCCATCCTGCATTCGTTCTGGAGAACATGCAGATGATCACCGATGCTTCTGTCCGTGGTCTTAAGATGCTGGGCTACACGAAGGATACCGATTTTGTTGAAATCTTCGCTCCTACTGGAATGAACATCAATATCTCCACCTTTGGCTTTGAGTCTGGCGGTAATGTCTTTGAGAACAATCTGACCGGAGCTGCCTGGGATAAGGCAAAGGCATTGCGTGACCAGTATCCCAATGTGGGTATCACCTTTGTTGCTACCAATGACACTCTGGTCAATTGGGCTTTGGATCAGGACTGGATTGATGTGGTCATTCCTTACCACCTTGTCAGAACTGGCGAGGCGGTAGCAAAGGCGATGAAGTACACCAACTATACCAGTGAGTCTGCGGACACCAAGACCAAGGAGTGGACAAAGGGCAAGGACAAAAAGTACATTGCACCCACAGAACACAACAACGATAAGGCTACCTATCTGGCTGCGATTGCTGAGAATCATCTGAAACCGAGATTTGAGAGATTCATTGACAACCCCAACTATATGAAACTCGTCAATGAGTGCAGACAGCCAGCATCCAAGAGTCAGGCGGTACAGCCTATCTTCAATGAAGAAGCTGCCAATACTGCTCTGGCTAAGCTGGAGGCCAATGGCTACTATCAGCCTATCGGTGGCTCTGTGGATAGAATGTATGAGATTGCCGGGGAAGTTGCGGAGGCAATGACCCAGGATATTGCTCCTACACGGTATTCGCTGTCTGATGCTGTTGGCAGTGATGACATTGCTCCTGTTGCGAAGAGCGATGTGAAGTATTCACTGGGATATCACGCTGGAGACCTTGGCAAGAGCGAGAGCCTTGCTATGCAGACTGGTGGCAGAGACACAGGACACTATGGCACAGGAACTTACTTTGTGGGTGATGAGGCCGAAATTTCCTATGACTCTTATGGAAAAAGACCGCATGAGAAGGTTGACTTCAATAAGTACAATCTGTTCAAGCCGAAGACGAGTGAGAATGCTCGGTTGCTACACGGCTTCCTAAAGGGTGTTAACAGTTATTACGACAGAGACCCCAGCCTTGTATCTACTGATGCGGAGGTTGATGCAATCAAAGATCAGTTTGATGATCTCGATTGGGACGATGATACCGAAGCACTGTATACTGCAATCAACTTAGTTAGTCGTGTGGTTGGTCGGTATGGAGTCTCTCGTGAACTACAGAAACACTTACCAGACACTTGGCTTTCTGATGATGGTACATTGTCACTGGATAATGGCGATGACCTTACCACACTAGAAGTCATTGAGATGCTCGATAATAAAGACAGGACAGCTTACGACTTAGAAAGAATGCTGGATGACTCCTGGATTCGTAGACGCATTTGGAGTTTCGAGGATTGGAACAACAGTGTCAAAGATGTCGCTTCTTTGCTAGGTGTAAGCGAGTCTCGGGTTCGCAAAATTATTTCCGACATCCAGACGGAAATCAGAGAAGCAAACTATGACTATGATTCAATGAAAACAGCAGACAGTGCATCTACCAGATTCATGAAAGCTCTTGGTTATGAGGGCATAGATGTTCGTGGCATCAGAGGATATGACAACACTACCTACGGCTCTGTCATCTATGACCTAAAGGGCGAAGATGCCAAAAGAAAGGCAGAGATTGGCACGGCTAAATATTCTCTTCTGGTTGAGGACTCAGATGGGAATAAGTCTTCCGTTGACCCGGCCAATACCACAAGAGAGGATTCTCTTAACTACATGGTGTTGTCTCGAAAAGGTCGGCTGAATCAGAACACCTATTTCCCGGTAAGTCCCCACACTTCTGATACCATTATTGCCACCTTGAGCAATGCTGGCATCGATATTTCCGACAAGCCGTTGGCCATGCAAGCGAAAAAGGCTCGTCAGTCTCAGCTAGACGGTCAACATATAGAGCGTGACGGAACCGTTGTTAGGCATCACGCTTTGACACCGGATGAGATTCTGGAAGTCATTGAAAAACTGGATGATTCTTTTGCAGCAATTCACCAGAAAGACAGAGTTAAAACAAAAATTGAAGACGGGAAAAAGATTTATCTTCCTGCACCGGATAATTTTGTGTTCTTTGTAACACTGGACAGTGGCAAGGAATGTGTCGCAGTTATTGAGTTTGATAGCTATATTGATGAAAGGTTTATTCAAAAAGACGGACACGGAGATGAATATCACACCACGGTAACTGTTTTTGAACCGGATCAATATCGTGACGGGGAAGAGTTTGATTACCTTGAACATCTTGCCTTGCTACAGTCAAACGAAGAACTTGACATAAAAAAAGAAAGTCCCAAGACGAAAACCGCTATTCGCCAGACCCAGGCGACGGTTTCCGAATCGGAACCTTCTAGGAATATTTTACCAGATATTGCCCCTTATGTCAAGCAAAATTCCTTGGCAGACGATGATGATATTGCTCCTGTCTTTAGGCAAAACTCCTTGTCTGAACTGGATGAAGACATTGCTCCTGTCGGCAACTACCATGTATACGGTAAGGATATCCTTCTTGAGAAGAAGAGCGTCCCTTATGCCGATTTCGTGAATTCTGCAATTCAGCAGCTGGCCAATGCGGACAGCGATACTTCCACCATTCATGGTTACACGATCCACCGGACGGATGATGGTGACGGATATTCTTACAGAATTGAAACACCTCACGGAACTGTCATTGAAGGCCATAGCGAATATGACAAGGAAGCATTCTATTCTCAAGTAGTGGATGAGATTTCCCAGGATATCATGACCAGAGGAACGATGAACATTGCTCCTCCCTTTGCCGATGGAGACATTGCCCCTGTGGGAAATAGAACTCCGGAAGCAGATGAGATGCCTTCCATCAAGAAAAGAGAAAAGGTAGAGTCTTTCAAATCTCGGAAGCGGAATGACCTTTGGGAAGCTGTGAAGGAACATCTTGGTGACAACGGCATGATCTTTGAGGATCTGGCATTTGCAAGTGGAAATCGAGGAGTCGATGCCAAGTGGAACTTCATCCGGAATGCTTCTTCCGCTGCACAGCACCTGATTGGCAATGGTGACAAGGCCAACGGAGTCATGTCTCTGAAGGCCATTGTGGACAGAGCAAATAAAGCTGGCAAGGGCGATGCGTTCGATAAGTATCTGAAGCACATGCACAACATCGACAGAATGTCGCTTGCGGATCGGTTCCCTGGGTCTTACAACAAGCCTGTGCTTGGTGACGGGGTTACCGCAGATATCTCTATGGCTGAAGTAGAAAAGCTTCTGAAAGCAAATCCGGAGTTCGTTGGCTGGGCCAGGAATGTATACAACTTCAATGACCATCTGAGAGATATGCTTGTGAAGGCAGGAGTCATTACCCAGGAAGTTGCAGACAAATGGGCTGAGATGTATCCGCACTATGTGCCGATTTACAGAACAGATGCTGAAGGCAACATCATCAACGAGTCCAAGCACCTGGGAGTCAATGCTCCGGTCAAGAGAGCGACTGGTGGTAACGGCAAGCCGATGAACATCCTGGAAGCTATGGCTACTCGCACAGAGCAGACCTACAGGGCTATCGCAAAGAACAACTTCGGCATTGAACTGATGAATACACTTGGTAGCGTAATTGAACACAGCGATTCCAATGCAAATGAGTTCATGGAGAGCCTGGACATGGATGATATGCTCGGACAGAATGACGGAAAGCCCACATATACAGTGTATCAAAATGGGCAGAGAGTGACATTTGAGATCACCAAGCAGATGTACGAAGCTATGAAACCCCAAAACCCTGTCTGGCAGAAGAAAGTTCCTGTTCTGAGCCATATCAACAGCATCTTCAGAGGGCTGACTACCCAGTACAACCCCTTGTTTGCTTTGACCAATCCCATCAAGGATATTCAGGGAGTTCTGACCAACTCTCAGCACCCTGGAAAGACCTATCTCACCATTCCGAAAGCAATTGGCGAGATGATATCCAATGGTAAGTATTATCAGGAGTATCTCAAAAATGGTGGTAAGGCCAATACCTACTTCGATAAAGAGTCTGGCTTCAAGGAAGATCCCAAGCTGAAGCGGTTCCTGGATACGGTGTTTGCTGGCAACGACTACATTGAGATGACTCCTCGACTTGCGGAGTATATTGCAAGCCGGGAAGCTGGCCGTGGTATCGAAGAATCCATGTTGGATGCTGCCAGAGTTACCACCAACTTCGCAGCTGGCGGTGATGTGACCAAGTTCTTTAACCGGAACGGCTGTACATTCCTGAATGCCTCTGTCCAGGGCGCTATCCAGGAGGCTAGAAACATCCGTGAAGCACACCACAAGGGTTTTATGGGTTATGTGGGCCTCGCAACAAGATGGGCAATTGGCGGTCTGGCACCGGTACTGCTGAATAATCTTATGTGGGAAGACGATGAGGAATATGAAGACCTGGCTGACTATGTCAAGCAGGACTACTATATTGTCGGCAAATACGATGACGGTAAGTTCATCCGTATTCCCAAAGGCAGAACGCTGGCGGTATTGCAGAACGCAATGGAAATGGTCATGGACTTTGCCACTGGCGATGACGAAGTGGATATGGCCCGGTTCCTGGAGTTGGGTTCTCTGGCTCTGGCTAATCTGGCTCCCAACAATCCCTTCGACAACAACATCATCGCCCCCATCCGTCAGGTCAGTCAAAACAGAACCTGGTACGGGGAGGATCTGGTTCCTTCCAGACTGCAAAACCTCCCGGCAGAAGAGCAGTACGATGAAAAGATTGATTTCCTCAGTAAGAGGCTTGGCGAGACCTTTGGTTGGTCTCCTTATAAGATCAACTACCTCCTCAACCAGTATGGTGGCGGTCTCGCTGACTTCGTCTTACCGATGATGACTCCGAGGGCAGAAAGTGGTGACGATTCTTTCTGGGGTGAGATCCTTGCTCCTTTCCGAGATAAGTTCACTACGGATGCTGTTCTCAACAGTCAGACGGTTACAGACTTCTATGATACTCAGGATGAACTGGAAATCCGGGCAAACTCCAGAGATGCCACGGACTTGGATAGATTCCGGTATATGTATATGCGGTCTATCGGCTATGAAACCAGTGACCTTTACGCACAGAAGCGAGAGATCCAGAACAGTGACCTTCCTGATTCCGTGAAGTATATGCGAGTGCGTGAAATTCAGGCACAAATCAATGCGCTGATGGAAGAGGGACTTGGTAACTACAACAATGCCCGTGTGGATGGCCTTTATGCGGAAGCTGGTGACAGACGGTATAACTTCGATGCCGAGAGCGGAAACTGGTATGAAATCAAACCTCTTAAGGCAGACGGAACCGAGAACTGGTATTACCAGATGGAGCAGAAAGTCACTCAGGGGCTTGGAATTAGTTACAGTGAATACTGGAACAACAGAGATATGTACAACTTCGCCTATGAAAAGCCGGGTGAATATGCTGTTGCAACTGCCTGTGGCGGTTACGAATCCTACATGGTACACCATGATGCATTCTATAACATCAAGGCAGACAAGGATGAATACGGCAACTCCATCAGCGGATCCAGAAAGCGAAAGATCCTTGCGTATATCAACGGCCTGGATATTGAATACGGCATGAAGCTGATTCTGTTCAAGAGCCAGTACAATGCCGATGACAGCTACAACTATGATATTGTCGAATACCTCAACAGCAGAGATGACATCTCCTATCAGGAGATGGAGGCCATCCTGAAGGAGTTGGGATTCGATGTGGATGCGGAAGGTAATATCTCATGGTAAGGCGGTGGTTATATGAGTAAGCAGGATCGACAGGGAGTGAGAACTCCCTCCGACCTGGAACGGAAGTACAACTTCGGTCAGGTGTTCGCTGATCAGCAGACTGAGAATTCCCGGCAAGGTGACCTCATTTCCAGACTGAACCAGACTCTTGCGCAGTTCATGGCCTATGCCACTGGTGCGCTTGAGACATTGGGAAAGGATCTGGATGAAGCCGAGGTGGCTATTTCCAATTTGGAAACGGCCACCTCTTCCCTTGGAAACCGATTGAGCAAAACCGAAACAGATATCTTTGAACATGAGCAAGCCATCCTCTCCCTTGAGGAGCGGATGGCTACTGCGGAGGGGAATATCTCTGGTCTCAATGGAACAGCAACAAGCCTGGGGACTAGGATTGGGTCGGTAGAGGGCAGTATCACATCCCTGGAAGAGAGAGTAAGCGCACTTGAAAATGCTTGATAGAAGGTGAGTAGTATGGATATCCAAATTGAGCATCGTCTTACCGAAGTGGAGGATCGCTCCAAGTCGAATACGCATCGGTTGGATGAGTTGGAAAAAAGACAGGACAACCTGGATGACCTTGTCAGCACTGTTAAGGTGCTGGCTGTCCGGGAAGAAGCTGTCGAAAATGATGTGAAGGAAATCAAAAGTGATGTCAAAAGCCTTGCCAGTAAGCCTGGACAGCGATGGGAGAATCTGATCAGTCAGATTATCGGCATTGTTGTCGCTGCGATAGCTGGTTTTATTTTGGCGAAAATTGGTCTGTGAAAGG